TCCACGAACGGCAGCGTGAACAGGGGGCGGTAGCCGTCGTCGATCAGCCGCTGGAACGCGGGATCTCGGACTTCCGCTTCGAGGTCGCGAACGCGTAGACGACGGACGCTCACCATGCTCGACTCCTCGGTCCTCAGCAGACCAGCTCGGCCCGCTCCCGCCGGGGGGCCTGGTACATCGTGGCCTTCGGGCGGTCGCCGGCCAGCACGCGGCCCACGTCCCGCACGTCCCGCGACAACGGGAAGGGGGGCAGGCTGTTCAGCAGGATCTTCCAGCCCGCACCGGAGTACAGGATCCGGTTGTCCAGCAGCACCACGGCGCCCCGGTCCGACTGCGACCGGATCAGCCGCCCGACCCCCTGGACCAGCACCATGGACGCCTCGGGGATCGACCGGAGCAGCCAGGGCGTTGCGCCCTGCGCGTTCGGGTCGAGGTCCTGGGCGCGCTCGACCAGCAGCTTCCCGACCGCGGTCTCCAGCGGGTCGTCGGGACTGGCGAAGGGGATGCGGTCGATCACGACCAGCCGGCAGGACCGGCCCTGCACGTCGAGTCCCTGGAAGAAGGACCGGGTGCCGACCAGCACGCTGTCTTCGTCCTCCTTGAACGCCGCGATGGTGCGCGTCCGGCCCTGCTCGCCCTGCCGGATCACGTTCCAGCGCCCGGCGTCTCGGAGCGCGCGGGTATACCGCGTCATCGCCGCGTTGCTGGTCGCCAGGACAAGCGCGCCGCCGCCGGACTGCTCGACCGCCTGTACCACGCGGTCTGCCGCCCACCCGGGCCAGGAGGCGTCCTTCGGGGGCGGACCGTCCGGGACGATGAGGACGCCCATCTCCGCGAGGGCGTAGGGCGAGGGCAGGCGCCGCTCGTAGCGGGGCGCCGGGGCCGGCGTGGCCGACATCACGACGCGGTGCGACACCGGCTCGTCGGACAGGTCCGCGGCCTCGAAGTCCTCCGGCTCGGGTTCGGCGTCGGGCTCGGCTTCCGGGTCCGTCCGGATCACCACGGCGCGCGCGTAGGGCCCCGTGTCCGTCGCGAACGCCACGGGCCAGCCGGGCTGCTCCACGCCCTTCCAGCGGGTGCCCAGGCCCAGCGACAGCCGCATCGACGTGAAGTCCGGCAGCGTGGCGCTCGCCAGGACCATCGTGCGGTACTGCTTGCTCAGCGTGGCGAAGTAGGGCGCCACGTCCGCCGGCACCAGCTCCACCACCACGCGCCAGACGTCACGGCCGTCTTGTTCTCGGTGTGCCCAGATGGCCCACGGGCTGCTGGCGCTGGGCCAGTCCGGGTGGGGACGGGAGACCGCGACGGCCCCGTAGATGCGGCATAGTTCCGCGAGCTTGTTGGCGGCCATGGCGGCTTGCCGGGCGGCCTTGGAACGCTCGCCCTTGTCGCGGGCGTGGGTCCGGATCTCGCCGTCCCTGAACTCGTTGTCCGAGAACCGGAGCGCGACGTGCGCCACCTCGTCTCGGAGGTCGCGCAGCACCCCGAAGCCCTCGACCGCCCTGCGTCGCGCGTCGCTAGGCATCCAGCCGGACTCCATGGGCACGGGGCTCCGGTACCTCGGGTCCGTCGTCGGCACGTCGTCGATGTGCCGCTCCAGGTGACGCTCGACCAGTCCGAGGAGGTAGGTTCCGATCTCGGACAGCCGCCGCTCCAGCACGTCCGGCTCGCGGTTCAGCACCTTCGCGGACCGGCGCGCAGCCGACACGAAGGTCGCGGTCGTCAGCGTGCGGCCCTGGATCCCGCGCAGCGCGGCTTCCAATTCGTGGGCTTCGTCCACCGCGTAGGCGATCACCCGGATCCCGCTCGACAGCGCGACCCAGTGGTGGTTGCCCACGATGATGTGGGCGTGCGGCCACGCCTTCGTGGCGGCGCGCCAGTGACACAGCGGCAGCCCGCTGGACTCGTCGTAGTGGGCGCACGCCTGCCGCCCGCACTCGTCGGACCCGACCGACACGCGGGACCAGACCTCGCTGGCGTCGCCGGGGAAGGACTCGCGGTCCCCGTCGCACCCGGGCTGGCGCGACCAGTTCAGCACGTCCGTCAGCGCCGGGTTCTGGCCCGCGAACAGCGACTGGTGCTCCATCGCGATCTTCTCGCGGCACAGGTAGTTCTGGCGCGACTTCATCAGCACCGCGCGCGGCGCGACCCCCAGCATCGTCCCGAGCGCCGGGATGTCCTTCCGGATGAGCTGCGCCTGGAGCGCGATGTTCGCCGTGCTGACCATCAGCTTGCCCGGGTGATGCTTGACCGTGACCTGACCGCGGTAGCGGGCCTCGGAGCGCAGGGCTGCCAAAAACCCAGGTACAAGGTATGCCGCGCCTTTCCCGACCCCGCAAGGTGCCTCGATCAACCCGACGCTGCCCTGGTAGACCTCGGCGGGCGTCTGGTTGTCCTCCTCCTCGTCACACGCCTCGTCCATGTCGGGTTCCGGCGTCTCGTGCAGACCGTCGATCTGGGCCGCAAACCGCAGCGACATCTCGCGCTGTGCCGGACGGACCTCCCAGCCCGCCGCCACCAGCGGACCACCGGGACCGTAGAAGTCCTCCACCAGCTTGGCGATGGGCTCGGTCCCCTGGATGGCGCGTCGGGCGATGTCGTGCATGGCGGTCCTCTCCGTCAGCCGTCCGGCTGTAGTGTCTACCATGGTAGCCCCGTCGGCCGCGACTCCGACGGGGCGCACCAGCCGGACGCTACGCGCGCGCCGCCGCCCGCGGGCGCCGCCTGACGGGCTGCTCGGGCTGGAGCTCCACCACCTCGGCCATGGGCTCGGACTGGTCCGGGGTAGCCGTCTCGGGCTCGCTGCCGCCCAGGCTGACCACCGCGGCCTCGACGTCGTCCATCGTGACGGGCGACCCGTTGGCGAGCGCGGTCCCGTCTTCGAGGTTCATGCGCCGGTGCATCGCCGCGACGAGCGCCGCCCAGCTCACGGCCACGCCGCGCCGCTCGCACCGGTCGGCGTAGTCGGTCAGCGCGGCCTGGGTGTCCGAGTCCTCGGCGAACGCGAACGCGCCGATCACGCTGCCCGCCTCGACCGTCACCTCCGTCCCGGACTCCTGGAGCGACAACTCCTCCCCGTCGATCTCCACCAGCCGGCCCACCACCTGCTGGCCGTCCGACGTGCTCGCCGCCACCACCATCCCAGGGCGCAGCGGGGGCGCCTTGCTCGCCGCCCGGAAGTCCAGCACGCCCTGGGCGCGCTCGTAGTCCATGTGGACCGTCCGCGACAGCGTGTCCGCCAGCCGCTCGGCCACGCCCGGACCCTGGCCCCGGAACACCAGCCGCACCAGCACCGTCCGCGCCTTCTTCGACTGCGACGCGCGGAGCTCCAGCAGCTCGGCCATGCCCTGGATGATCGGCTCGCCCGGCTTCACCACCCCCTGCCGCTGGCCGACCCCGACCTCCTTCGCGGACAGGACCACCCGGATCGAGTCCGCCGGCTTGACGGACGACACGGACTTCCAGTTGTCGTCCTCCCCGGCCAGGTCGTAGGCGTCGCCCAGCCCCGGCAGCATCTCGCCCACCAGCTCCGCCTCCGCGCGGCTGGCCAGCGACATCTGGAGGTACAGCTTGTAGGTGTTGGCGTCGTTGCCTGGGTCGGACTCGACCAGGAACTTGACGAGCGCGATGTCGGCGCCACCGCGCTGGGCCTTGAAGTTGACGACGGGCATAGTAGCAAACCCCTGCTGTTGGATTGGAGCGTCGAAGCTCAGAAACCAGCTTCCTGCTTCTGTCTACCTCTACCCCTGCCACCCTTGCGGGCGCCAGTCTTCCCGGATCGGCTGGACGAGGGTTCCTCGCCTTCGTCCGAGGTTCCTTCGGGAACCGTGTCGATGAGCTGACCTGAACGCCCCATCGGGGTCTGGTCCCAGGTGTCCGCGAAGGTCTGGCTGTCCGGGTCGTAGGCCAACACGACCTCGCCCGCTCCGGACACGCTCCCGAACCGCCCGCGCTTCTTGTCGATGTAGATCCGGGTTTGGGGCCAGGGTCTACGCCGCGCCTTCGACAGCGTCCGGCCCTTCTCCGTGTTCGGCAGCTCACGCGTCACGACCAGCACGAGGTCGGCGTCCTGCCGGATGGCGCTCGCGCCCTTCAAGTGCTGCATGGTGACGCGGCCGAACTTCTTCGACGCGTCCGGGTCGTTGCGCGGGTGGACGATCAGGAACATCGTCACGTCCATGTCCTTCCGGAGCAGGACCATGGACCGGATGACCGCCTGGATGGCCCGGCGCTCGTCGTCGGCGTCCGGGTCCACCAGAAAGCCCAGGTGGTCGATCAGCACGTACCGGACGCCGCACCGGCGCACGGCGTACTTGATCGCCTCCTCCAGCTTCGTCCACGGCATCTGGCCGTAGTGGTCCACGATGTAGAGCGGAAGCTCAGACAGGCGTTCCAGCGCCGCCTCGCGGTCTTCCTTCGACCGCTTCGTCGGGTCGCCCTGGAGCTCCATGGACAGTAGTTGCAGCACCGTCATGATCGGCTGCTGCTCGAAGCTGGTGATGGCGACCGTGTGTCCGAGCTGCGCGAGCTTCCAGAGCGCCCACGTCGTCAGCGTGGTCTTGCCCATGCCGGATTCGCCCGTCACGACCACCAGGCCATTTGCCCAGCCGCCGATGGCGTCGTCCAGCTTCGCGGAACCGGTGGACACGCCCTTGAGCTGTTCAGGGTGCTCCAGCAGCGTATTCAACGCCTGCGCGAACTCGTTGGCGCGCCGTAGCTTCACGTCGATGTAGCTGTCGGCGACCTTGAACGCGCGCTCGATGGCCTCGACGGGTACTCCCGCGATCCGGCAGTCGCCCGCGTCCTTCTTCGGGAACGTCACACGCGCGCACCGGTAGTGTCCCAGCTTGCCCGCCAAAACCGCCGCGCCGTCGCGCCCGGCCTTGTCGTCGTCGTAGCAGAGGTAGATGGACTCGAAGGGCTCCAGCGC